GGTGCAGGTGGAGCAGTCGGGCAAGCAACGCCTCGTGCTCGAAGGCGATGCTGCGCTCGCGGTAGTGGCGTTCCATGAGGGGCTTGAGGAGGATGGCGACGAAGACGCCGAGCCTTCCGTGGACTGATTACATCCCGCACGAGCCGACGCCGCGACAAGCGGTGTTCCTCTCGCTCCCGCACCGCGAAGCCCTCTACGGTGGCGCGGCAGGCGGAGGCAAGTCGGACGCGCTGCTCATGGCGGCGTTGCAGTACGTAGATCAGCCCGGTTACGCGGCGATCCTCTTCCGGCGCACTTACGCAGACCTTGCGCTACCTGAGGCTCTGATGGATCGTGCAAATGAGTGGTTGGGCGGCACGGATGCGCGATGGCACGCGCAGGACAAGCGATGGGAGTTCCCGTCAGGCGCGACGCTTTCATTCGGCTACCTCCAGTCGAGCACGGACCGCTTCCGCTACCAGTCGGCGGCCTTCCAGTTCGTGGGCTTCGATGAGTTGACGCACTTCCCGGAGCCCGACTACCGCTACCTCTTCTCGCGCCTGCGCCGCCTCGAAGGCGTGCAGGTGCCGGTGCGGATGCGCGCTGGCAGCAACCCCGGCGGCATCGGCCACGAGTGGGTGCGGCAACGCTTCATTCTCGACACCGCTGAAGATCGCGTCTTCGTGCCCGCGAAGCTCACGGACAACCCATACCTCGACCAGGACGAGTATCGCGCGAACCTGCAACAACTTGACCCGGTGACGCGGCAGCAATTGCTGAACGGTGACTGGAGCGCGCGGGCATCGGGTGGTCTCTTCAGGCGAGAAGATTTCGTGCTCGTTGATGCAGGCGCGATTCCTACTGATGCGATAACGTGGTGTCGTTTCTGGGATTTGGCGGGCACAGAGGCCAAACCGGGGCAATCCGCGCGTCAAGCGTATACCGCTGGTGTGCTCATGGGGCGCGATGGCGAGGGGAACTTTTGGGTGGTGGACGTAAAGCGCGCTCGGCTTGCGCCCGCAGGGGTACAGGACCTGTTGGTACAGACGGCGCACGAGGACAGGGCTACGTATGGCGCGGTCATGGTGCGACAGGAACAGGAGCCGGGCAGCGCGGGCAAGTTCGTCATCGCGGACTTCGCGCGCAAACTCGCAGGGTTCGATTACCGAGGACAACCCGCGACGGGCAGCAAGGTTGAACGGTCGCGGCCATTGAGCGCGGCAGTATCGAACAAGCTCGTGCGCGTGGTGGCGGCCTCGTGGAATGGCGCGTTCTATGATGAGTTCGACGCATTCCCGCAGGATGGTGTGACGCGGGACCAGGTAGATGCGGCGAGCGGGGCGCACGCGGTGTTGACGACCTCAATTCGTCGCGCGCCGAAGTCATTCCAGGGCTGAACTTTCTGCGTTTCGCGGTACGGATTCGCGCGGCTTGTGGTATAGTGGGGCTGGCGACAATCACAAGTCGAGGGGGTCGTGCGATGCAAGCGGAGTTCGTGGAGTGGTACGATAGGATAATGCTCAGCGGGACGGAGCCTCGCGAGTGTGTGCTACGCGCCGTTGACAAGGGCGGGTCTGAAAGCGCGGCGCTATTCGCCAGTGACTTGTGCGTTATGGTACAGGATGACTGGCGGCAGGAGTGTAATGTGTTTAGCGTTGACGTGGGCGGCGACGGTTCGGCGGTGCTGAAGTGCATAACGGTGGGCGCGGAGCAGGGGACGCTTGACGAAGGTTGTTCCGTGACCATCAACGCGCTTCCGGTGAGGGGGCGAGTGAACGATGCACAATGACTGGCATGGGAGCTATGACGGGTCCGACGGCTACGGGTGGTTCACGCGCCACTACAAGTGCGGTTGCGTAGGGCATGTCGGCGACTCAATGGATAGCGAGGAGTACTCGTGGAGTGTGCAGCATCGCGTATATGGTGAGCGCAGGAACCTCGCGGCAGGCACCGTCGTCCGCAAACCTGGTGCAGAGTTTTGGAGCGGTGAGGAAGTGACCGCGCTTGTTGACGCGGTTCACGCGAGTGTGTGCGATGCGGAGGGCGCGGTCGCTGGGATTGACGCGCTTCCGGTCCTCCCTCGCTCCGCCAAACTCAGACCACCACACAGGCCCGCATTCACCGGCGGGCCTGCTGCTATTCAGGGAGGTTGCATGAATGCGAAGCCGCGAGGTCCGTCGCAAACTCTGGAAGCGGCAGAAGCAACTCTACCTCGATGAGTGGGCATTGCAGGTCATGACAGTGCAGGCAGATCGCATTGACGAAGAACGGGTTGCGTGTGTGCGCGATTACCAGCCCGGCGTGCCGGGTGCGCGGATTGAGATAGCCTGTGCGTGTTCTGACGAGGACGTTTCAAACTCTTGCACGCACGAGGTTTGCCATGTGCGCATGGCCGATATGCACTTCGCGTTCGAGCGTGCGTTGCAAAGTTTGAGTGACGCCGAAGCGCAGGCACACCGCGAGGCGTACACGCAGGCAGAGGAGCGCGCTGTCGTCGCATTCACGGACCTTATCGAACGCTTGGAGACCGCCGCCGCACGCGCAGAGGAGGACTGAGCCGTGAGCGATCTCGCAACTGCATACGCGGCGGTCAAGGGGAAGCAGAAGGGTTACGACACGCTCTTTGACTACTATCACGGCCAGCAGCCGGTGAACTATCTGCACAAGCGCGTGAAGGCGATCTTCCGGGGCTTCGAGCAGAACTTCACCGCGAACTGGTGTAGCGTCGTGGTGGACTCGGTGCTTGACAAGATCGAACTCCTCGGGATGACCGGTCCGGAGGTGGAGGAGGATGAGTTCGGCGCGACACCCGACGAGGAACCCTCGTGGCAGGCCCCGGTGCGCGAACTGTGGGATGCGAACCAGCTTCAGATTGAGGCGAAGCTGGCGCATGAGGCAGCGTCAATCTGCGGAGAGGCGGCGCTGATCGTGCAGCCGAGTGAGAGCGGCGGCCCCGCCGAAGTGTATTTCAATGACCCGCGCATGATCCACGTCGAGTATCGCAAGCCGAAGCCGCGCGAGGTCGCGTGGGCGGCGAAGTTTTGGGAGGACGAGGGCGCGACGTTCGCAACGCTCTACTACGCGGACCAACTTGAGTATTACGTGGCGCGGAAGCCGTGGCGCGAACTCTATGACGTGGGGGCATTCGAGGCGGCAGAGGAACCCGCGAAACATGACTGGGGCGAGGTGCCGGTCTTCCACTTGCGGACGCATGGGCGCGGAGGTTACAGCGACCTCGACGAGGTTCTCCCGCTGCAGAACGCGCTCAACAAGCTCCTTGCGGACATGATGGTCGCGGCGGAGTTCGGCGCTTTCAAGCAGCGCTTCGTCATCAGTAACGCGGAAATCCTCGGCAACCTGAAGAACGCGCCGAATGAAATTTGGTCGCTGGGCGCAGGTCTGAGCGGCGAGCAGCCGACGCAGGTTGGCGAACTCTCCGCTGCCGAACTGACGAACTATCTCGCGGCCATCGAGCACATGATAAACGAGATCGGCGGCACCACGCGGACGCCTCGCCATTACTTCATGACCGCGCAGGGTGGCGCACCATCAGGGGAGGCGTTGGCGCGCGAGGAAGCTCCGCTGAACGCGAAGGTCTCGAACCGCATCACGTACTTCACGCCGGTCTGGCGCGACTGCATCAGGCTTGCCTTGCGTCTGAGCGGGTACGCAGACGCCGCCGCCGTCGTGGAGCCGTTGTGGGCACCTGTGGGCGCGCTGACGCCCTCCACAGAGGCACAGATCGTCAAGTCCTACACGGACGCCGGAATGCCGCTGACGAGCGCCCTGCGTCGCGTGGGTGTCGACGAGGCAGAGATTGCGCGGATACAGCAGGACATGGCGCAGGAGGCGCTTGCGCGCAGGCAGCAGGCGGGGGAGTTGGCGGCGCAGGCGCAGGTTGACTTCGACGCGATGATGACGATGCAGTGAGGGCCGATCACAGAGGCAGGGGGTTGTGAAGATGCGTAGTGAGGAAGAGGTCAAAGAGCGTATCCGCATGTTGTACTCGGAAGCCGAAGTGCGGTATCGCATGGAGGGGCAGCGCTCGGCGCATTTGTGGAGTGTGCTTGCAGAGATTGAGCAGTGGGAATGGATGCTGGGCTTCGGGTCGCTCTCGATCATCATGGAGTCCTACTGCGAACAAGCGGGCGTCGCGTATGACCCGCGATGGCGGGAACTGGCCGGGCAAAAGATGGATGTCGTGAGTGAACGAATAGAGCGGGAGCGGCATGGTATCCCGCAGCCTGAATGGCTTCAGGCATTGTGGCGAACGGAGTAGCTCATGCCCTCGCAGGTAGTCAACGAACTGGCGGCCTTCCGGCGCGGCCTCGACGCGGGCCTCGTCGGGCGCACGAACACGATGCGCGTGAGCTACAACGTCATCATCCGGCGGACGCAGGAACGCGCGGAGGCACTTGCCCGCCAGGTGGCGGCGATGCGCGCGGCGGGGCAGGAGGTTCCGGTCGGGCGATTGTTCCGACTTGAACGGTATGAGACGATGCTACGCGAACTCGCGCGCCTCGGCACTCAGTATAGCGATCAGATCGTCACCCCGAACGTGGAGGTCCTGCAATCCGAGAGTGCATGGCTTGCGCAGGAACACGCGGCGCGGTTGGAGGCGGTCACGCTCGGGGAGCAGCAGGCGGCGAGGTTCGGCATCAACTTCGTGCAGGTCAACGCGGACGCTATCGAGGCGATCAGCGGTACGATGGGCGACGGTGGCTTCGTGCGGAACTACCTGCGCGAGACGCTTCCGCAGTCCACGGTCAACGCGGTCGCGGACGCGCTGCGCGAGGGGATCGGCGCGGGCCTCAATCCGCGTGAGGTCGGGCGCATGGCGGCGAGTGCTTCGGGCATCGGCTTGCAGCGGGCAACGCTGGTGGCGCGGACCGAGATGATACGCGCCTACCGCGAGAGCCAACGGACGCGCTGGGAGAGCACCGGCGTGGTACGTGCCTACCGCCGAACGTGCGCGCAGAACGAGCGGACCTGTCTCGGGTGCATCGTGCTTGACGGGACAGTCTGGCGGATGCGCGAGGACATAGAAGATCACCCGGGTGGCCGTTGCGGAGCAGTACCCGTATTCTTAGTCAACGGCGAAGTCATCATGCCCCCGATGCAGGGCGCGAAGGAGTGGCTTGCCGGGCAGGACGAGGGTGTGCAGAAGCACATCATGGGGCCGGGGCGCTATGCACTCTGGACTGACAAGGAGAACCCGGTGCCGCTCACAGACATGGCAACCTACCGCCCCGACGAACGC